TAATAAAAAAAGGTAATAGATATTATACAGTAAAATAATGGAATTAAAAGAATTACAAAAAATGTACAGAATTACTTTTGACTCTGGAGAAGGGAAAGAAGTATTAGCAGATTTAAAGTCTGCTTATTACCATAGGAGTTCGTTTGATACCTGTCCTTATGAAACAGCATATAAGGAAGGGCAACGAGCTGTTATAATACGAATAATCAATCTATTAAAGGAGCAAAAAAATGATTGAAGAAACGACCACAACAGAAGGTAACCCTGTAGAACAACCTGCTGAACAAACAGAAAGTTCTGTATTAGGGTCTACTGTAAGTGATAATCAAGATTGGAAATCAACATTACCAGAAGATTTAAAAAACGATCCTACATTATCTAATTTTAAAGATGTAGAATCATTAGCTAAAACAGTAGTACATCAACAAAAAGTATTAGGAAATCGTATTCCTATACCTAAAACTGATGAAGAAAAAATGGAAGTCTATAATAAATTAGGCAGACCAGAAGCTGCTGATAAATATGAAGTAAATGTACCAGAAGATTATTCTGCATTTTTTACTCAAGATCAGATAAGTCAGTTTAAAAATGTAGCTCATCAAATGGGTTTAAACCAACAACAAGTAGAAGGTCTTGTTAATTATCAAATGGAATCTATAAAAAATCAAGGAGATATGTATTCATCTCAAGTAGATGTACAAAGACAAGAATCGGAAGCATCTCTTAAAAAAGAATGGGGTTATGATTATGATAGTCAAATTCGTAATGCAAAAAGAGCTATTGATGTGTATGGTGATAATGAAATAAAAGAATTAATGAATACAGAAGCAGGTAATCATCCTGCTGTTATTCGTTTATTTGCTAGATTAGGTAAAGATATTACTGAAGATATGGCACAAAATACACAAAATAACACTTTAGCATCATCACCATTAGATGCAAAACAAGAGATACAGGACACTTTTAACAACCCAGAACATCCTTATCACAACGCTAGACATAAGGATCATCAACCTGCTGTAGAAAAAATGCGACAGTTACATGAAAAAGTGTATGGTAATTCTTAAAAAAGTATGATATTATAATTATATGTGTATTGCCCTGATGGATAACAGTACATAAAGTCTAACGACTATAAACGAGGTTTCCCTTTTTTTAGGACAAAAACTGCATTAAATAATAATATTAATTTTTTAAGGAGAACTTAAATGAGTGTTCAAATTACTACGGCTTTTGTAGAACAATATAAAAGCAATGTGTTCCATTTGGCACAACAGAAAGGTTCAAGATTAAGAGATGCAGTAAGAACAGAAACTGTAACAGGTAAATCTCACTTTTTTGAAAGAATTGGTGATACTGCTGCTCTTAAGAGAACATCAAGACATAGTGATACCCCTAGAGTTGATACCCCTCACTCAAGAAGGAAAGTTACTATGGATGATTATGATTGGGCTGATCTGATTGACCAAGAGGACAAAGTTAGAATGTTAATCTCCCCACAATCTGAGTATGCAATGAGTGGTGCTTGGGCTATGGGTAGAGCAATGGATGATGCAATTATTTCTGCTGCAAGTGGAAATGCATTTGGTGGTGTAGCTGGAGGATCAACTGTAGCATTACCATCAGGGCAAAAAGTTGTACATGGCTCTGCTGGATTAACACTAGCAAAATTAATTAGTGCTAAAGAAGTTTTAGATGCTGCTGATACTGACCCAGACGAGCCAAGATATATGGTTGTGTCTGCTAAGCAACTTAGTGATTTACTAGCAGTAACAAATGTAACTTCAGCAGATTTTAATTCTGTTAAAGCATTAGTACAAGGTGAGTTAGATACCTTTTTGGGATTTAACTTTATTAGAAGTGAACGACTAAGCACAGATAGTGATGGTAATCGATCTGTACTTGGTTTTTGTCAATCTGCAATAGGTCTTGCACTTGGCAGAGATATTGAAACAAGAATCTCTGAAAGAGCTGATAAGAACTATGCAACACAAGTATTTCTATCAATGACAATCGGAGCTACGAGAGTAGAAGACGAAAAAGTTGTAGAAGTTGCTTGTACAGAGTCATAGGGAGGTAAATCATGGCAACAGCTAAATCTGTAGAGATTACAAACTTAGATGCATCTCCTAGAGTCATTTCCGAAGTCGGAAGTGTTCATGGCAAGATGAGAGTATTTGCTGATACTATTGCAGCAGGTACAGGTGATATTGACAATGATGATGTAATTATGATGGCAGAAATTCCATCTAATGCTAAAGTTATGTCAATAAAACTTTATAATGATGACCTTGATTCAAATGGTTCACCAACATTAGCAGCTAATGTAGGTCTATATAATGGAACTACAAAGTATACTATTGCTGGTACTGAAACAGCAGCAAGTGCAGTTATTGATGAAGATTGTTATGCATCAGCTATAACAACTTTACAAGCAGCTAATACTGCTGGTGTTGAAGTTGCATACGAAGCAAGAAATGTCAATGCAATAGCTAATCATGCATGGGAAGATGGTGGTCTAGCATCAGACCCTAAAGTTCCATTAAGAATTGCCTTAACAATGTCTAATGTTGCAGCAACAGCAGCAGCAGGTGATATTACTATGGTAGTTACTTATATTACTGATTAGGATAATAGACTAAACAATTTGGGGGTTGCAAAAGACCCCCTTTTTGTTAAATTAGGAGTATTATGGCAACAGAAGTATCAATATGTTCAAATGCTCTAAGGAGATTGGGCGATAGTCCTATTACTTCATTAACGGAAGATAGTGAAAGAGGAAGATTGTGCAATGCATTTTACGAACCGTCAAGAGATGCAATATTAAGATCACATACTTGGAATTTTGCTATTAACAGAGCAAATCTAGCAAAACTATCTACATCCCCAGCATTTGAATATGCTAATCAATTTGCATTACCAACTGATCCATTTTGTTTACGAGTGTTAAAAATGGAGTTTGAAGATTATGAATTTAAAATAGAAAATTTAGCAGGACAAGGTAGAGTATTACTTACAGATGAAGGAGAAGCTAAAATAATTTATATTGCCAGGGTTACTGATCCTAGTTTATTTGATTCTATGTTTGTTGATGTATTAACTGCCAAACTTGCAGTAGACTTAGCATATCCTGTAACAAATAGCACAACACTACAAGCACAGATGCAAAAATTATTTGAAAGAAAATTATCCGAAGCACGAAGTCTTGATAGTACAGAAGGATCAACAGATAGCCTTATATCAACTGTATTTACTGACTTTAGAGCACCCTAATGGCAAGAGTACATCCATTTCAAACAAACTTTACATCTGGAGAAATATCACCTAAATTATTTGGTCAAGTAGATTTTAAAAAATATAATAATGCTGTAGAAACTATGGAGAATATGACAGTATTCCCACAAGGTGGATCAGAAAGACGATATGGTTCACGATTTGTATGTGAGGTAAAAAATTCAGCAAATGTAACAAGACTTGTGCCTTTTGAATTTAATATAGAACAATCTTATATATTGGAGTTTGGTAATTTATATATAAGATTTTATAAAGATAATGGACAAATAACAGAAGCTACAAAAAGTATATCAGCAATAACAAAAGCAAATCCAGCAGTTGTTACAGCAACATCACATGGATATTCAGATGGAGATCATGTATGGATTAATGATGTTGTAGGTATGACAGAAGTAAATGCAAGAAGATATACTGTTGCAAATAAAACTACAAATACTTTTGAATTATCTGGAGTAAATTCAAGTAGTTACACAACTTATACTTCTGGTGGTACAGCAGCTAAAGTATATGAAATAACAACAGAATATACATCTTCACAGTTAGCTGAATTACAATTTGCACAATCAGCAGATGTTATGTACATAGTGCATCCAGCACATGAACCAACAAAATTAACAAGAACAGGTCATACATCTTGGAGTATAACTGATGTAGATTTTGAAAAAGGTCCATACTTAGATCAGAATACAACTGATACAACATTAACATCTAGTGCAACAACAGTTGGTACAGGAAGAACATTAACTGCAAGTGCAAGTTTATTTGCAAGTACAGATGTAGGAAGATTAGTAAAAGTAAAAGATGGTCATGGAAAAATTACAGCTTTTACAAGTGCTACAGTTGTAACTTATGAAATATTTACAGCAGTAGGTACAGGTAGTGCTACAAAAGAGTGGTCATTAGGTGCATATTCTAATACAACAGGATTTCCAAGAGCAGTTAGTTTTTTTGAACAACGATTAATATATGGTGGTAGTACAAGTTATCCTCAAACTATATGGGGATCACAATCTGGATTATATGATAATTTTGATGAGGGAGATGCAGATGCAGCAGATGCATTTATATATACTATTGCAGCAAATAAAGTCAATACAATCAGATGGTTAGCACCATCTAAAGATTTAATAGTAGGTACAGCAGGTTCAGAATATAAGGTAGGTAGACCAACAGGTGAGCCATTAAAACCAGATAATGTAAATATTGCACAACAAACAACTTATGGAGTATATCCTGCAAGACCAATACAAATTGGTAATGTTGTTTTATTTATACAAAGACAACAAAAAAAAGTTAGAGAGTTTTATTATAAGTTTGAAGATGATGCATACTCTGCACCAGATATGACTATATTATCAGAGCATATTACAGGTAGTGGTATTACTGAAGTAGATTTTGCACAAGAGCCAGATTCTGTGTATTGGGCAATACGAGAAGATGGTGTGTTTTTAGGTATGACATATCAAAGAGAAGAAAATGTTGTAGCATGGCACAGACATATGTTTGGTGGTAAAACAGGAACAGCAACAGTTACAGTTACAGATTATGATAATATACCTGTAGGTAGTCGTATTGTATTAACAAAGTCAGATGGAACAACAGTTACTTTTACATCGGAAACAGCAGGGAGTTCTTCACCATCAGAAACAAATGGATGGAGACCTAATACAAATAATGACACAACTGCTGATAATATATTTACAGCTATAAATGCTCATGCAGATTTTACAGTAGCAAATCCTGCTTCAAATGTAGTAACTATTACAGAAACAAGTCCACAAGCTACAGGTTTTTTAACAGTAGAAACAACAGATTCTACAAGACTTGCAGCAACAAGTGAATCACATTCTAAAGCTAAAAGTGTAGCAAGTATTCCAGAAGGTGGAGAAGATCAAGTATGGGTAATAGTAGAACGAGTTATAAATGGTTCAACAACACAGTATGTAGAGTATCTTGATTCTACTTCTAATATGGATAGTTATTTAACAGGTACAGTAAATTCATCATCTACAAGTGTTACATCTTTAGATCATTTGGAAGGGCAAAAAGTACAGATATTAATAGGAGATGCAGTATATCCACCACAAACAGTAACAAGTGGTGCAATAACAGTAAGTTTACCAGCAGCATTATCTACTAAAACAATAAATGTAGGATTAGGGTATGTAAGTACATTAAAAACATTAAAACCAGAATTTGGAGGTCAAGCAGGTACTTCACAAGGACGAAAAAAAAGATATAATGAAGTTATGGTAAGATTTTTGAATACAGTAGGTGCAACAATAAATGATGATCAATTACCATTTAGGTCATCTGCAACACCTATGGGTCAGAATATACCAGAGTTTACAGGAGATAAACGAGTAACAAATTTAGGATGGGATAGAGATGGGCAGATTACTGTCAAACAAACTCAACCCCTTCCTATGACAATATTAGGGATAACAGGAACACTTTTAACTGTGGATTAAATTATGTTTGGAATAGGATTAGCATTACCTGCTGTAACAAGTGGATTTTCATTTGGTTCATTTGGAACTTTTTTTGCTATAGCAAGTGGTTTACAAACTATATTAGGAACTTATAGTTCTATAAGAAACTCACAAATACAAAGTAAAAATTTAAGAACAGCAGCAATGTATGAAAGACAAAGAGCAGAATTACAAGCTAAACAACAACAAATAAAAATTAATAAACAAGAAAAAATATTATTATCAGAAAAAAGAGCAGCATTTACTGCAAGTGGTGTACAGTTTACAGGTTCACCATTATTAGTTATGCAGAATACTATTGAAGAAGCAGATGATGCTAGATTTTGGGCAGAAAAAGAATTAGAACAAAGTTTATTAGAAACCGATATGGAATTAGCAGGAGCACTAGCAGCAGAATCATTTAATAGAAGAACAAGTTTGCTTGAAGGTGTTGCTCAATTAGGTTTAACAGCATATTTTGCTAAAGATTATTTTGGTTCTTCATCTTCTGTGCCTTCTTCTCAATTTAATCAACCTTCTACTACTTTTACTAGTTCACAAGTAAGAAGTTCAATTAACACAGCAGGTAATATTAAATTAAATAGGGCTGTAAATCCAATGTTTGTAGGTCAAACAAGTCCTATTAGTGGGGGTGTTTATAATACAGCAGGTGGGGGGATGAGATAATGGCAATAAAAATTAGACCTGTTAGAGGACAAATAGAATCATCTACAATAAGAGGTGGTAGAAATTTG